CCGCTCTCGCCCTTTAGCAGCTCCGTGACAAACACCCCGTTTTGGAAGAGGTTGCCGGTCAGATTCATGAGCCCATCGACCACCGGCAGAAAGTCCTTATCGGTCGGGATCAGGCTGTAGGCACCACGTTGCCCACCCTTCAGATTCTTCACGCACCCTGGAAACAACTCTTTATCGGCTGGGTTGATGAGTTTGGAATCGTCCAGCTCATAGCCCCCATTGAGGACAAACGAGAGCTTGTCCGCACACATCGAGAGAATGTTGTTGCGGAACTTCCACATCTTCAGCATGCCCTCAATCAGCGAATAGCCGTGGAAGTTCCTGAGATGCGGTAACGCGGAAAACTGATGGATCGGCCACTTGATCCGTGGGAACTTCACGGGCTGTGGCCGGCTGATCACCGTGCGGTTGGCGATGGTGTAGCGCACCTTGGGGTAGACCATTTCGCCGTTGTGGTTGAGGACGCCTCCCCAGAATTCCCGCACAAAGATTTGGGGCCGGAATCGGTTCGAATGATCAACCAGCCCACGTTTCCGACGTTCTTTCCCTCGGTTCCAGGTGCCTTCTTCCGCCCGGTCATGCAGGCAATCCCTGACGTTCTGATAGAAGCCGTTCTTCTCGCCTTCCAACAGTGTGTGGTAATCCACCCAATCTTGGTGGACACAATACAGCCCACTCTGCGGATCACGGCTCTGAGCATCGATGTCCCGACGGATCTTCCAGGGCTCAATGAGCATGAGCTTCAAGCCTTCAATGCCGTCCTGATCGGTCGTCCACAAGGCTTTCATCGCCATGCTGATGCCGATGGCAAAACTCATCTCGTTCATGTCGGGAAAGAGCTGATGGAACTTGGCACGCTTCAACCACCATCTGAGCGAGTCCTGCCAGAAGTCGGCCTTCATTTTGGAGGCTGGATCGTCCGTCAGTTGTGTCGAGACATCGAACCATTCCGGCTTATCGACCACCGCTTTCCGAACCAGCATCTTGGCTTGCGTGACGGTCTGAAACGGTTCATTCGTCGTAATCTTGGCCTGCCAGTCCTCTTTCTGGGACATCTCGGCCATTTCGGATTCATGGGCGTTCCAGAGCTGTTCATCCAAGAGGATGCGCTTCTTATCGACTTTCTCAGTATGGTCAACACACTCCTCGGCATACTCCACGAGATGGCCGTCCGAGAGTTCTTGCGTGCCGTCCTCAAAGAAAGCGTCTAACTCCTCTTCGGGCAGATCTTGCAGTTCCGCAAGCGCGGCTTGGAGTTCAGCATCGGAGACGCCAAAGGCTGGCATTACAGTTCCCCTCGTTCGATAGGCATTGCGTCCATGCGCTTCGCGAACTTGTTGGCCATGATCGAACTACGCCCTCTCTCGGATGATCGCCGTCGTGCCTTCACGAGCTTCTTGATCGGTCTGTCCTGTACATATGTCCTGAGCACCAAGACTGGCTCATGGAGTCCAATAGTGGGATCCTTTTTCATAATGATGGCATCGAGTACCGGCATGAGCGGCATGTTGTCATTGCACTGGATGTACGTCTTCATGCCGCTGTCACCGTTTTGTATTCAGCCCCTGCATTGTTCGTGACTGCCCCTGATTGGTAGTTCGCTTCTGGATATTTCACAATGTTGGTATTCCCTGCCCCAACAAACAGAAACCGATTCGCAATCGTCCCGGCGCGGATCTGCCGCAACGTGAGGCCGAACGCGGCATAAGTCACAAGGTTCATGTTGTAAGACCCGCTATTCTTCTCCTCATGAAACCGCACGAGGTCAAACACCAGGTCCTCACACCCTGAGACGGTTGCCGTCACTCGGATATCGTCGCCGCCCAAGTTGGAGGGGTTCTCGAAATATCCTGAGAATCTCATGTTATGCGAATCATTAAACGTCACGAGCGGTACATTACTCGAATGGTTTTCGACCTTCAGATACATCTGCCCATCATACCAATTGAGAAAATTGGCCGCCCCGGCTGTACACCCCTGAATTTCTCCTGTCACCAGATTGGCGATCCGAAATGGTTGCGCGTGTCCAACATCATTGGCACTCTGGATGCCCCGCCCGACACACCCATGAATTCTATTGAAATCAATCTTGTTGCTGAAATTCGCCCCATCGAAATAGATCCCATCTCCACCAAGGGCACGGATTTCGTTGATATAGGCCGTCCCGTGGATCGCATGCCGGAAGATCACGCCATGCTGGCTAGATGTCCCGTTAGTCGTCGGCCAGATGACTCCGTGCATTTGCA